AAGATAATAGTAGAACAAGTTCAAGGGGGAAGTGGTGGTACAGCTCTGACGTTACCCACGGCTGACGGTACGTCGGGACAATTTATAAAAACGGACGGTAGCGGAGCATTAAGTTTTGGCGCCGTTGTGTCAACCAACGGTATGCCACCAGACGATAATGATTTAATCGTAGGAGCTCTGTACAGTCATAGTAACCGTGAGAATGTATATTCAACTGGTAGCTGGAGTACAAGTGGTCCAAATAGCACTTATTACCATGAACTTCAGCAGCAGTCAGATATGCCTCAAGCATGGAATATGGCATTAGGAGATGGTAAACCACAAGCTAGTCAGAATGCAAGCTCTAGCTATATGACGTACGCTGGCAATACTTATCCTAATTCGAGATCGAAGATGTATGCGCATAATAGACGATTAGGGTATAATTATAGATATTATAGATGGTATCCAAATGGAACCTCTTATCCAGGTTGTACATGGTCGATTATACCAATTCGTAATAGTGGCGCGTCTTCAGTAGACTGTGTATTTAAAACTACTATGAGCACTCGGGGCAACTATGCCGGAACAGGTCATGCGTATTACACTCCTACTTTTAGTAGTGGAACTAATTATGCAAATGCTACTGGAGGTGCTTGGACTCTACTTAATAGTTATGATAGTGCAACTGACGATTATGATTATACTGCTACTATTCCAGTTCCTGCAGGAACTACAGTGCTCTATATGGCGACTTCTACTTGGCAGTATCGCACAACTTACGAGTTTTCTAGTACTCATTTATTCAGAGAATTACAAACCGCTTTTACAAGTTCTGATATTAAATGTGATTTAAGGATGTTAGAAGCTCTCTCTCTGGGTAGGTCACCAGCAGCGATATATAACGCAGCAACACCTTATGAGATGTACACAACATGTGCAACGCTTTTTGGAGATAGATAATGTACGTAAGAATTGTAGATAATAAAATCGTAGAAAGAACTATGGACGATCATGACGGAGATGCGGGGTGGAAAGTAGTGCCGGCAGAGGCTGAGGGAAAACTTTTAAAGTATGACACTGGTACTAGCTCTGTTAGAGCTAAAACTGATGCAGAAAATGCTACAGAACTTGATAGTCTTGTATTAGCAGAAGCTTGGCAATTATTGCGTACGCAAAGAGATACGAGATTAGATAATACTGATAAGTTTATGATGTCAGATCGTACCGCTACTACAAATATGCCTGAGTATAGAGAGTATTTAAGAGATCTTCCTGAAGAGTATAGTGATGTTTCGATAATGAGTCAAACTGCTGTTATGGACTTTGATGCGTATGTTGCGTCTTTATAATAAGATAGGGTTACTTGAATATGTCTTTCCAATTGCCAGTTGTACTGGCTTTGGAATATTCTGTAGCTCTATTCTCAAAGAAGTTGGTATGCTCGACCCCATTTAACATATAATCTAGCCATGTTAGAGGATTAGAGGTGCTACCAAATATTTTCTTCATACCTAAGCCTAACAGACGTCTATCAGCAATGTATCGAATATATTCTTTTATTTCTTCTGCCGTGAGATCAGGTACTTCGGCGTTCTCAAAGCATAGGTCAATAAAAGAATCTTCCAACTTTACAATTCTTTCTGCGGCGCAGTAAATTTCATACTTTAAATCATCCTTCCAAATGTATTTATTTTCCTTAATGAATGTGCGAAATAGTTGTGACATTCCTTCAACATGTAAACTTTCATCTCGAACAGACCAAGTAACAATCTGTCCCATTCCTTTCATTAAGTTGTGTCTAGGAAAGTTTAAAAGAATTGCAAAACTACTGAATAATTGTACGCCTTCTGTAAATGCAGAGTATATAGCCATAGTCTTAGCTATGTCTGTAGGAGTACTGGTTCCAAAATCACTCAAATACTCATGTTTATCTAGCATTGCTTTGTATTCCATAAACATCTGGTACTCTTCATCCATAAACCCTAAAGTTTCTAGTAATAAAGAATAAGCCTCTTGGTGTACAGCTTCCATAGCCGCAAAAGAAACAAGCATCATTCTTACTTCAGGCTGTTTAAATGTTGGAAGATAATGTTGAGCATATCCTCTGCAAACATCTACATCTGCTTGTGTAAAAAACCTAAAAATCTGAGTAATTAATTTTCGGTTTCCTAGTGTTAATTTTTCTTTATAATCTCGTAAATCATCTGCCAGGTTTACTTCACTTGGCAACCAATGCATTTGTTGTTGTAGTTTATAATTTTCAAATGCCCAAGGGTAGTTAAAAGGTTTATAATAATCTCGTTCGTCTAATAATCCCATTTTAACCCTCGCACGCTAAACATGTTTCATCTGAAATTGAATCGAATATATACTGTCTAAGAGCTTCGTCGGATAGTCTATCCGCCCGTTTTATAGCTTCACTTCTTAAATAATATAAAGTTTTTACCCCTTTTTTCCAAGCCATCATATGTACGGCATGAAGTTCTTGTTTTGAAACATCTGCTGGAAAGAATAGATTAAGAGACTGACTCTGACAAATATATTCTTGTCTATCAGCGGCAAATTCTATAAGCCATCTCTGATCTATTTCTGGCCCGGTCTTAAAAATATCTTTTGTTTCATCATCTAAAAAGTCTAGGTGTTGTATTGAGCCGTCATGAGTAATAATACTTTGCCAAATCTCTTCAGTATTCATACCTATGTCATCTAAACAATGTTCTAAGTATTCGTTTTTGAGGAGGCTAGACCCTGTTTTAGTTTTTTGAACAAATGCATTAGCGCGGTAGGGTTCAATGCTTGGGCTAGTGTTACCACAAATAATGCTACTGCTAGCATTAGGAGCAATAGCCAGTAAATGGGAATTGCGAACACCATAACCAACAGCGTCTGGACATTCGCCCCGTTCCTCTGCCAATAACTTTGTCGTTTCATATGCTTTCTCCTTTAATTCATGAAACATTTGTTTGTTTCTAATTTTTGCTATCACACTCTCAAAAGGAATACTATGTCTCTGTAAATATGCATGAAATCCCATAGCTCCTAAGCCTACACTTCTTTCCCGTTTAGCACTATATACTGCTCGATACAGTTCTGGAGGAGCGTTTGTAATAAAATATGTAAGTACGTTATCTAACATTCTAATTAAATCAGGGATAAATAAATCATTATTTTTCCACTCATCGTATTCCTCCAGATTTACACTTGAAAGGCAACAAACTGCAGTTCTATTTTCATCTGTAGCTAGTGTAATCTCTGAACATAAATTAGAATGATGGATTTTTAAACCTAAATCTTGTTGAAACTGTGGCATAGCCTTTTCAACTGTATTTTTAAACATTATATAAGGTTCGCCAGTCTCTACACGATTTTGTATAAGTTTTACCCATAAGGTTTTTGCGGGTAAAGTTTTTACTACTTTTTTACTATTAGGATCAATTAAGTCCCAAGAGTCATCAAAATGTTCTTCTCTAGTAGCCCTTTCTATTAGTCGCATAAAATCGTCAGATATAACGACAGCGTGGTGCAAATTAGTAGATTTTCTATTAATATCACCTCCAGTTGGTTTACGAATATCAAGAAACTCTTCAATTTCTGGGTGAGATATGTCCAAATATGCAGCATAACTTCCTCTCCTGGTTATTCCTTGGGAAAACGCTAACATTTCCCCATCCACTACTTTTAAAAAGGGGATAATTCCTGTACTTTCAGAACCATTACTAGTTGAAGCTCCTACCCCTCTAATTTGACTCCAATTGCCCCCAATACCTCCACCTACTGAAGATAGGAAAGCATTTTCAGTAAAATGAGAAGTTAATCCACCTCTACTATCTTCTACATGATTCAAAAAACAACTTATAGGCATGCCTCTATCAGTGCCTCCATTACTTAAAATAGGAGTAGAAAACATGAACCATAGTTTACTAGCATAGTCATATAATCTTTGCGCGTGGTCATCATCATCGGAAAAAGCCTTTGCAGCGCGAGCAAAAGCGTCTTGAGGAGAAGTTTCACCTTTTAACAAGTATCTATCATTTAGAGTTTTTACACTAAATTCTGATAGATATTTATCCCTATTATAATTAATTTCCATTTATAAGTTTCCTATCTATTTCTGATATATTATCAGCTCCTATCGCATCTTCACAATATGTTAATAAATCCATTAATTGATAATTTGTAAGCAATACTTCACCATTAGCATTTAATTCTTGAATATGTTTATACTTACTATTTATGGGTAAATTGTCGTAAATATCGTACGCACTTCCTAAGTCTTTTATAAGACTAACTGCTCTTTTTGGGCCAATTCCTGTGATACCTGATACGTTATCTCCTTTATCTCCAACTAGACACTTATATGATATATAGTGGTTTCTATCTACTTCATAATGTGTTGACCAATTATCTATTGTTACTTCTTTTCT